GTGGGTGCTGATCTGGCTCTTGATCATCGCAGTGCTGTCGCTTGGGAAAGAAGCGCAAGCCGCGCCGCTCAAGCCCCGCCTCACCACCGAGCACCGCATCTATCACTACGCCACGATCACGCCCGAGCTGCTCTGCCCCCGCCGCCCCGCCGGAGCCTGGCTGCGATTCGCCATCGCGCAACAGGCCGACGGCAGCGGCAACGCATGGCTCATCAAGTGCGCCTACTAAAAGGAGCCGTTATGGCACGCAAGCGCAGCACCGCAGTCATAGTCCAGCCACAAGTCCAAGCCTCCCTCACCCCGGCGCAGCTGCTCACCATCGCTGTAGAGAAAGGCGCTGACATCGAAAAGCTGGCGCAGCTCATGGAGCTCCAGCAGAAGTGGGAGGCCAACGAGGCCCGCAAGGCGTACAACGCCGCGCTCGCCGCCTTCAAGGCCGACCCGCCCAAGATCAGCAAGAATCGCCGGGTCGGCTTTGACACCGGGCGTGGCCGCACCGAGTACAAGCACGCCACGCTTGATCACGTGTGCGACGCCGTGGGTTCCGCGCTCACCAAGCACGGCCTCAACCATCACTGGGAGCTGGACCAGAAGGACAGTCTGATCATAGTGACTTGCGTGCTAACGCACATCATGGGCCACTCCGAGCGCGTCACCATGAGCGGCCCCCCGGATGACAGCGGCTCCAAGAACAAGATTCAGCAGTCGGGCTCCACGGTGACGTACCTGCAGCGGTACACGCTGCTGGCGGCCACGGGACTCGCCGCCGCCAACACCGACAACGACGGCGCGGGGGCCGCCGGCAACGGCGGGGGCGGAATGCCCGAGGGCGAGCTCGCTGATCACCTCGCCGCCATCGATGCCAGCGCCGATGCCAAGGGGCTGCAGCAGGCCTTTGCCAGCGCGTACCGCGCCGCCCAGAAGTACAAGGACAACCCCGCCATCGCCCGGCTCACAGAGGCCAAGGACCTGCGCAAGCAAGCCTTGGGCGTCAAGTGAAGGTGCTCGAGTTTGCGCAGGGCACCGACGAGTGGCGCGCGGCGCGGGCGGGCAAGGTCACCGCATCACGTATAGACGCCGTGCTCGCCAAGATCGCCTCGGGCGAGGCCGCAGCGCGGCGCGACTATCGTGCGCAGATAGTGGCGGAGATCCTCACCGCCCGCCCGCAGGACGACGGCTACGTCAACTACGAGATGCAGTGGGGCATCGACCAGGAGCCCATGGCCCGCTCGGCGTACGAGGTCAGCCGTGGGTTGCTGATACGCGAGGTTGGCTTCGTCATTCACCCGGAGCTCGAGCGCTCTGGGGCTTCTCCTGATGGGCTGTTGGGCAAGGACGGCATGTGCGAGATCAAGTGCCCCAAGACCGCCACGCACCTGCAGTGGATGTGGGAAGGCAAAGTGCCAGCCAAGCACCAGCCGCAGATGCATTGGCAGATGGCGTGCACGGGGCGCAAGTGGAACGACTTCGTATCGTACGACCCGCGGCTGCCGGAAGAGCTGCAGCTGTTCGTGGTGCGGTTGCCGCGCGACGAGGGGCGTATCCGCGACATAGAGCGCGAGGTGGAGAAGTTTCTCAGCGACGTGGACGCCATGCTCGCCAAGATCAAGGCCATCAAGAAGTGACCGCCTTCGCGCGCCGGTATCGCATCGACAGCCTTGACAGCTGGCAGCGTATCCTGCGGCTGCTCTCGGCGATGCGGCCGGACTGCGAGCAGCACCCCGTGATCCTCGCGGTGTACGAGGAGCATCTCGAGAAGACTGGCGATCAGCGCCGGGGGTTCCACTATCTCTGCGGCGAGTTCGGCAAGGAGATCGGCCTGACCCCGGGCCAAGCCAAGCACCTCGTCAAGGTCGAGTTCTACGGCGTGGAGGTGAAGACCATTCGCGGCAAGCCTTACGAGTTCGTGCAGTCCAGCGAAGACTCCGACCGCGCCGAGTACAGCCGCTTGATCGACTTCCTGTACCAGTTCGCCGCCGAGCAGGGCTGTGTACTACCTGACCTGCGCCCGAAGGCCACGCATGGCTGATCGCGCCAACGCTGCCGAGGCTGCGTACATGGGGCGCGTGGCGCGGCTGGGGTGCGTGCTCTGTATGATGCTGGGCCCGCAGCAGATCACCCGCACCACGGTCCACCACATCAAGGTCGGCACCGGCATCGGCGAGCGCTCGCAGCATTACCTGACGGCTGCGCTCTGCGACGAGCACCACCAGGGGCCGAACGGTCTGCACGGTCTCGGGACCAAGGGCTTCTACCTGCGCTACAAGGTGGACGAGCTAGACCTCTTGGCGGCCACCATTGAAGGCGTCTTCCGTCAGCTACGCCAAGAGCTAGCGCGCTCATGACCGCCGCCCAATATCACCGCATCAAGGGCACCATGGGCGCGCTGAAACGCTGGGCCGCCACGTTCCACCGCGCCAAGGACTACGCCCGGCGCAACGCGCTCTGCTCGCGCTATGATGAGCTGGCCATCAAGCTGTTCCGGGGGCAAGCATGATACTCATCGAGGCCCGCAACGTGAACGACGCGTTGGAGAAGGGCATCCGCGCGCTGAAGATGTTCGGCCGCGAGGAGGACAGCCGCAACGGGCCAGTGATCACAGCGCCCGAGCCCGTGATGACGCAGTACGAGCGGCCTTGGGAGCGGGTGCTGTTCAGCGCGGCGCGGGACGCGAATCCATTCTTCCACCTGTTCGAATCTCTCTGGATGCTGGCGGGGCGGTGCGACGTGGAAAGCGTTGCCCGCTACGCCGCCCGCATGAAGGACTACAGCGACGACGGCGAGAACCTGCACGGCGCTTACGGATTCCGGTGGAGAGAATGGCACAGCTTCGACCAGCTCACCGAGCTGATCAAGCTGCTGCGCGCCGAGCCCAACACGCGCCGGGCGGTGCTGGGGATGTGGTCGCCGAGCGGTGACTTGGTGGCCAGCGAAGGCTACGGTGGGGTCAACAGCAAAGACATCCCCTGCAACACGCACGCCTACTTCCGCAAGCGCGGCGACGTGCTGGACATGACAGTGTGCGCCCGGTCGAACGACATGGTCTGGGGCGCTTACGGCGCGAACGCCGTGCACTTCAGCGTGCTGCACGAGTTCATGGCGCGGGCGGTGGGCCTGCCGCAGGGGCGCATGTACCAGTTGAGCAACGACTTCCACATCTACCGGGCGTTGCCGCAGTTCGAGGCGCTGTGGAGCGGGCCGCTAGGGTTGCCCGTAGCGTACGAGCTGCACCCCGTAGAGCCGCTGGTGCGGCCGGGGGAGTTGGCGGAGGATTTCCTGGAGGACTGCGACCTGCTGGTGGCGAAGCACAAGTACCACCGCCTTGACGAAGTGCTGAACAAGTTCCGCACGGGTTTCGTGCGGTTTGTGGCCGCGCCGCTGTTGCTGGCGCACGCAGCGTGGCGTGCAGGCGAGGGCTGGAGCGCGGTGCTGGACAGGATGCCGCCGTGCGATTGGCGCACGGCGGGGCGCGCGTGGCTGGAGAGGAGGAAGAAATGAGCGACGCTGATTCTCGCCAAGTTGGTGGCTCTCACTACAAGGTGCCTGGCGGAGAAGAGCACTGGAACCGCGTAGCGAGGCTTGGGCTTGACTATTGGCAGGCCGCCATCACCAAGTACGTCGAGCGCTGGAAGAAGAAGGGCGGCGTGCAGGATCTGCAGAAAGCGGCGCACTACCTGCAGAAGTACATCGAGCTGGCCGAAGCGGGCAAGCTGCCCGTGACTACGCCCCCGCAGCTAGGGGTGTACGTCGACGGCTCCGAGCCTGGGCGCGGGTACGTGTGCCAAGATCCGGACCTGAAATGATCAACCACGAGGAGGCATCATGAACGAAATCGCAATCCCCGCTCCAAGCAAGACCGAGTTGCAACTCGGGGCCAGCGTGCAGGAAATGTGCGCAGCGGCTATCAAGTGCGTAGTGACATCGGACGCCCACGCCGAGCAGGCCACGAGCTTGCTCTCATCGATAAAGGCTGCCTCCAATCGAGCCGAGGCCGAGCGCCGCGCGCTGGTGGACCCGCTGAACGGCGTGGTCAAGGCGCTCAACGAGCGCTTCAAGAAGACGTTCCTCAACCGCTTGGACGATGCCGAGCGGGCCGTCAAGGCGAAGATCGGCGGGTACCTCGCCGACAAGCGCCGCGCCGCCGAGGAGGAGGCCCGCAAGGCCCGCGAGCGCGAGGCGCAGATGGCCGAGGAGGGGCGCTCCCGCGCGGCGCAGAACGCGGCGGTCAAGGCCGCGGTGGCGGAGCAGGTCGCCGCCGAGACCACGAGCGTGCGCGGGTCGGCGGGCGGCGGCGTCAGCATCCAGAAGCGGTGGACGTTCGAGCTGTTGGAAATGCGTGAGGTGCCGCGCGAGTGGCTGGAGCTGAATGAGACGGCGGTGCGCCGCGCTATTGCCCAAGGCGTGCGCGAGATAGCGGGGCTGCGCATCTACCAGCAGGACGTGGTGGCGAGCCGGTGATGCGCCTTTCTGATCGCACCGAGGAGCGGCTCCGGGTGGCAGCGTTCTGCCTGCTGGTGCTGCTGTGGGCGACG